ATGGAGCGCACAGCAGGTCCACGCTGGGACGCTTTTAAGGATAAGGCAAGAGGAAACACTCCAGAGGTCCCTGCCGCTACTAATCCTGTAACCAGAGATCAGGCTCAAGATGCAAATGCAGTTTATCAGCAGCAGTTTGATCAAGACCTTCAAGAAAATGCTATTAATAGACAAAAGGCTATTCGTAAAATTGATCCATATTACACAATGGATCCTTTAAACCAATCTTATGAAAATGAGAAAGATCAGGAATTTACTGAAGAAAATCATAAACTTCCTTATCCCGGCGCAAACGAATATTCTCAAAATTATTTTTAATTAAATGACTGACGAAGAGAAGATTATCAAGGAGTTTAACACTCTTCGCGGTCGTGTGCTTGGCCTTATTGAATCTTGGGGTCTTCCTGAGCGTCAAGAGCGTGGATGTAAAGCTACTTTCAAGTCTCTCACTTATGATGCTGAAAAAGCAATCCGTGAGATTACTTTAACTAAATAATTGTCTTTACCTCTCACTTAACTGGCGTATGGCATTTACAAAATACGCCTCATTTGAAGTCAGCAAGATTTTAGACGTTAAGGGTTCTCCTGAGCGTGATGAATCTGCATCACTTGGAAGGGTGTCATCTTTTAATGATTATCGCACTGAAGACGGTTATCTTTACGCTCGTATTCGTGCCATTTCTTCAAGAGTTAATAAGAATCATGATGGTTGGCCTTCAGTAGAACTTGCTGGTAGCCAAGATATTTTTGATCATCACACTGCTAACTCTGATTCTGGTTTTACTGTTAATGCCAGTAAAGATGCTGAGTATGGTTTCTCAACTTTTCTTGGCAAGCCAATTTTTGTAGATCATCATAACTCTGATCCTTCACGCGCCCGTGGCGTTATCGTTGATGCAAAGCTTCACGTTGACGATCATAAGACCGCAGCACAAAAAGATTCATATTATCAGGATGCTCCTGCTAATCATACTCCTCCAACTTGGGTTGAGCTTCTTCTTGAAGTTGACGCTAAATCATTCCCTAAACTTGCAAAGGCCATCCTTGATGGATCTAAAAATGCAAAAAATGGCATTGACGGTTTTTCAATGGGCTGCGACGTAGAGCGTTCTGTTTGCAATATTTGCAAGAACTCTGCTACTACTCCTGACGAGTTTTGCAACCATGTCCGTATGAAGGGTGCAATGTGCGATTACATTGACCCTATGACCGGGCATAAAACTTCTAAGAAATCATATGAGGATTGCTACGGCATTAAATTTTTTGAGATTTCAGCAGTATTTGACCCTGCCGATGAGACCGCTCTTGTCCGCGAGGTTCGCTCAAGTATAACAAAGGAAGCTTCTATGAATAAAACGGCTAATGACAAGCCACAATCTTTTAAAACTCGCGCACCAGAAGAGGTAGATACTCTTCGCGAGGACACAATTTGCGAAGTTTGCGGAGAAATCATCGACGGTCCACAGTGTGACGTTTGTGGTTTTGAAAAGCCACCCGCAAGTTTCGATAACCCAGACTTATCAAAAGCTAAACAGCATGATGAGAAAGAAGAGCGTAACGAAGAAGAACCAATTAGTTCTCTTGAATCAGGCGATACTAATATTTCACCTACGGTCGCTCATGTAAATGATGCGGACTGGGAATTTTCTAGTCCGAAAATGTCACAGATTAACAAAATAGAAAAGCCAACATTGCCCGTTCAAAGCACACCAGCTTCGAATGAGCCAAAGGACCATGTAGTGAAGGATCAAAAAGAACCCCAAACTTCATCAGTCCGCACAGCAGCCGACTTCCTTGCGGCTATTAAAGAAAGAAAAAGGAATAATATGGAAACACACATTGCTGATGCAGAAACAAGTGCACCCGCTGTAGCCAAGCCTGACTATCATACCGATGTCACTGGCACTGGCGGTGTTGCCGATGCGTCAAACGAATCAGCTTCCAAGGCCGATGCTCAAGTAAATGTTACCGAAATCGGTGGCATTTCTGGCGTTGGCACTGGCAATGAAAGCACTGAGAATGTTGATCAGGGCGATGAGCACTCGAAGAATATCGAAGCTATCCACACGGATACCTTTGGTCCTAATGATGGTGACTCGCTTGGTCAGGAATCTCCTGTTAGTAGCGAGCCATTCCCAGCCAAAAACGAAGGCGTTAAGTCTTCGGGTTGGCATGTTTCGGATGTTCGTGGAACCGAGCCTGCCGATGCTATGGGCAAGGCTAAGGATCGCATTGACGTATCAAATGGTGACGCTCATACCAAGACAACTGAGGATTCCGGCCCAACTAAGACTTGGACTGGCACCGAAGGTAATGGTGTAACTCGTCAACAGGATCCCGTCACGCCTACAGGCTCTGACGAGAACCAAAACAGCAAGGAAAATCATCCAACCGATGTTAAGTCTGAAGATTACGCTTTTGGTGATCACAAGGCTCACATTATGGCTGCTTTCAAACTTGCTGATACAGAAATTGAGCTTGGTCTTCTTGATGCTTCTCAGAAGTATGCAAGAGTTGCTGAGCTTGAAAAGGCAGCGCCTGCGATTGTTGAGGCTTCGCTTGATTACGCTAACCGCGTAAAGACGGCTGGTCTTAAGAAGTCGGCGCGAGTATCACGGAGACTTCCGTCTCTTGTGAAGGGTGCAAGCAGCACGGCACCTGTAACTCAGGAGGGATCGGACGATTCCGCTCTCTTCATGTAAAAATATGTAGAAATACTTTATTTTTACAAACCGCCGTCTAGAAACAATTGAAACGGCGTAGCGCTGATAAAGCGTTAACCTAATCAAATAAAAAGAAATAGGAAATACACAAATTATGCTTAGACTAAAGAATCTAGCTAATAAGTACCAGAAGCGCACTTGCCGTCCTTTGTATGCAAATACTCAGGCTACGCCATATGCTGCTAATCTGACTACTGATTACCGTGACGAGCTTGGAGCACTTGATCTCCCTGCTACCGTCTTTACATACAAGGGAAGCCTTGTTCCCGGTATGGTTGTAACCCGCCTTACGGATTCTGAGGAAGTTAAGGTTGTCACTGGTGACGACGCAACTGCCGCACAGTATCCATTTGGCCTTCTGGCTAACTTTGTTGGTGGAGACCTTGATGAAGGTTTCTCTGGCGATTCACTCCAGAATTCAGTTGGTGTTTGGCGCGGTCCTGACGCCGTTTTCGAGATTCTCGCTCCTGCGTTTGATGACGCTGGTTCTGAGACCGTTGATGGTCAGTCACTTGATGCAGGTATCACCGAGGCCAGCACAAGCGGAGAGTGCCTTCTCTTCGCAGGTGATGATGGTCGTCTCGTAAGCATTGCTTCCGGTGACCGTGGAACCCGTGTCCCAGTTGCTCGCCTTGTTGAAAAGGCTAGTGCAACTCGTATTATCGTGGACCTCAAGGTATAAAGAAAGGAATATGATAATATGTCACTAGAACTAACATCACGTAAGGCTGTTTCATCAGCCGATTATGAGGCTAAGCTTGCTAACGCACCTAAGCTTACCAAAGAAGCAAAGGCACAGAAGCTTCAGTCGATCCTAAAGGATTCGTCGAACGCTATGCGCCGCATCGGTCAGGGTATGATCGGTCCTATTCAGATTCGTCTTCGTTATGAGGGCATTACTCGTAATGTTCTTATTGAAGATACTCTTGAGCGTGGTCCACTTATGCCTTACGACATCCTTGACGATCTTGGTAGGGCTTATATCCTTAACCAGACCGACTCGGAAGTTAAGATCACACCATTTGAGGGCAAGCAGGCATTCCCTCGGCTCTTCCGCATCGCTACGTTCCCACGTATCCGTAAGGAAGACCTTTACTACCTTCGCGTAAACGCTGTTGAGTACGCGCAGGACGAGTCTCGTCAGGCAATCCAGAAGCAGGAGGACGCCCGTCTTATCCTTCTTCTTGAGGCTGCTATTGCCGAGCTTGGTAAGGCCCGCGTAGACGGCATCGTAGGCACTGCGCCTACTGGTGGTGTTCAAAATGCTGGTGACGCTGCTCAGGCTGCTTCCAACAAGGAGCAGACTGTTGTCATCGGTTCAGGCAATGCTCTTGAGCCAAGCGACTTCTACAATGCTGTCGCTCAGATTGAGACCAACCAGCTTGAAGCACGTCGTATCCTCATTCACCCTGCGGATGCTCGTGATTTCTACAACTGGGATCTCAACGTAACTGGCTTCGAGTTCAAGGATAAGGTATTCGGTGGAGAGAAGATCACCACATTCGGTGAATTCCAGATCCAGCGTTCGATCATCGTTCCACAGGGCGAGATCTTCCTTACCGCTGAGCCTGACTACGTC